CAGAATGACTATCTAAATGATATTTTTTCATTTTTGATTATTTTAAATTATTAATCTCCACCTCTGTAGAATAAAGAATCAGAGTCTATGTGTCGCTTATCTGTGACTGGTTTAATCACACAAGCTCTTAAATTCTCTTCCATTTCTTTAGATAGCTTGAAGTGCTCTTTAATCTTTTCAACTGTGGTGGTACCTGATTTGAGCTTCTCCAGTGCTCCGACATATTCCTTTGTGCCTTTATTCATCCAAGGCTTTTCTGATTTCTCAGGTTGTGCAGGAGTTCCATTTCCGAATGTAGCCTTATTGCCATCATCATCAGCATCTGAGCTAATAGATAAATTCAGCACACTCGTCAAGGCATATCTTTTCTGATACGTCAAACACGACCCGATTCCCTGAGGATCATTCTTTACGGGAGTCATGATATACGTTGAACATAACCACTCACCTGATGAATGCATGAGTAAAGTAGTGAGTCCATGATCTCCCACCGGATGCTGACTGATGGTAAGACCGCTTTCGATTAATGGCTCTCTGATGGCATCCTGGATGTTCTGTAGTGTGGCGTAGGTAGATTTGAAAAAAGGATTCTTGGCATCCTTTACGATATCACCTACTTTCAGATGGAACAAAGTAAGCGCTTTGCATAGTTCTGCGATTGTTGGACTTGTAGTCATAAAATTTAATATTGGTTTTTGTGATTAAATAATACATTATTCTTTCTATCCTTTTTTGTCGTTCTGCTTTTGATGTAGTTCGAGTAGGCATAAAATAAAAGTATATTGAAGATTATTAATGAAGGTATCATAAATCAATTTTTATGGTTAATAAATGATCTAAACCGCAATAAATTAGTAGGCAATTATTTACTTCTTGTACTTCATAAGGATTAAAATAGTCTAATTTAACATTGAGTACATCATAAAACTTAAAGATAAGTTCCTTCGCTTGTTGATAAGTTTTCTTATGACTTTTTAGTTTAGTACAAAACTCAAAGATTGAATTGTTAAAAGCGTCACTCTTAATGATTGTGAATTGATACATGGTTTTTTGGTTTTAATTGTAAAAAAAATGATTGAAAAAGTTTAGAAGATGTTGTCAGCGAACATAGCCAAAAGGCAGAAGGCAAAAAAAGCGATGATTTGCAGTGTTTCTTTTTTCATGGTTTTTGTTTTAATTGTGATTAATTTCGTTTTGTTACACAAAGATATACCCGAGAAATACACAATCCAAAATTATTTTGAACTATTTTAAAGATTTAGAAAACATTTAAAAATGATAGCAAACTATTGAAAAAAATAAAAGGGCAGTATAGAAATACCGCCCGTCAATCCAAACCATGAAAAAAGCCAGTGTAAAAACACCGGCCGACATCACAATTAAAACCATAATTAAAGCACAAAATTAATCTTCTTCTTCGTTTTCGAATAGCTCATCATGCATTTCTTTTACACATTCACCTAAATCCATATCAGAAACCGCCATGATGCCATTGAAAGCGCATCCGATATATTCTTCCCTGGTAGTGAACTCTACTTCTACCTCAGATGATTGCTGACCTACTACTTCATCACTCATAATATTTTACCGTTTATGATTTGATAATTCTTTACAGTATAGTCACCATTTCCCTCTACTAAGATATGAGCAAAGCCATGCTGTGAATTACTAACCAAAGGAGAGTAGTCAGGCTTAAGCTCACACAGGCAACCTGTGGACCAGCATCCAATCACTTTTCCATCTAAATCTACCTCAGGATGATAGCTTGATCTGTGCAGATGTCCGACAATTACGGACTGCTTTGCTCTTAGAAAAGCACCCCTGGCAGGATTCACCGGACTGAATACACCTTTAAAAACGTGATGACCATGAGTAATAGATAATTTACCTGCCTTTACTAAGGTCTTATCATCAAGCATGATAACTCTTTCCTCATTCAATCTGAGACGTTCTTCCAGGGTGAAATAAGGGTCATCCCAAATCTCTCTAACCTTCATAAGTAAGAACTTCTCCCACCTTATGCAGTGATTACCTTTGAGCCAATATATCTGAGCATCAGGAAAAGCAGAACGTAAACAAACTAAAAAGACTTTCGTTGCGTCAAATTCCTGCTTAACTGATCTTTTCTTAGGATTAGATTCAAACTTGCTTACTTGATGATTATCGATTAAATCCCCGTTGATTAAGATAGTATTGACTTTCTCCTTTTGACCATATTCAAGAGCCAAAGTAATAGCATCAATATCATGATAAGGTATGTGTAAATCGGATATTAAAAGTATATTATCGCATCCTTTGGGTAAAATGTAGGCTTCTCTTTTTTCCTGATGGCTTTCGGGTAGATTGTAAGGATTTTTTGACCTTGCTTCTTTCATATAGAATTTTGTGCTTTGTACTGCTTTTCTATGCTTTGATCCAGTTTTCCCTTCAATATATCTTAGCCTACTCCTTGCATCTTCCACATCCTTAAAGAGTAAATTATTCTCCTGATAAATTATTCTTGCCAGTTTTAGTGTTGACAAATCAGGATATCTTTCTCTATATTCCCTACATAAGTTACTTTTCATCACTGAAGTATAAATCAGCTTCCTCTTTTCTTCGATTTTTTAAACCATTTGATGGAACTAACTGACCATTTTTCCTGTGCAAAGTCCATTTCATGAACTCATCACGAATGCTTAAATCATCAGGATTTTCTTTAACCTTTTTAAGTAGTTTTGATTTCCTGAAGTTAGCTACTCCTATATTGTATATCAATGAGCAAATAGCATCAAACTGATTCTGATTAACATTATCAGGGATAAAATGAATAACATTTGCTAAGAAATAAGCCATCAACTTTTCAGCCTCTTGCAGAGTTACTGTTTGACCTAATCTAACCCTTCTTCCATCAGTCCAAAAAGTTGATCCGTAACCTATCGTAGGAACACCAGCCGGACACAAATAACTATTAGCTTTAAATTTCTCCCATTTCTTAATCAGATTAATTCCGTTTTGTGATGGTATCATTTTTTAAGGATTGCAATTATGAATAAAATTAATAAAAGAATTAACGCCAACCATGATAGTTTAGTGGTATTTTTCAAATTTCCTTCATGTTCTTTTCTTAAACCTTCATACTTCAATCTCCAGGCTTCAGATTCCGCCCTATCTTTAATCTTTATCGTGTCATGAATAGCTGGAACTCTTTTGACTATTTCCCTGTACTTTACCAATATCTCAGGGCATTTCTCTTTCAGCCGAATAGTATCAATGATAGTGTCAAAGGAGTGAATCTCATTGACCCACTCCTTAAACTGGATAGAATCCTTTATCATGGTAACTGTATCACATCCATACCATTCTGAGCATTTCTCAGCAATTAGCTCAGGATAGTTATCTCTTATCTTATTTAGGTCCTTATTGGCTTTTTTAAGCGAATAGCAACCCGATAAAAGAAAAATGGATAGTACGTACCATAATCGCATAAAGTCTCTTATTTGTCAGTAGAATGATAACCAAGCAAACCAATACCAATAGCAGTCAAAATCTGCCCAATCATCTTTAAAGTAGGATTGTCAAGTGTGGCAAGATAAGCACCCACTGCACCGATAAGACCGCTAATAGTTGTTTTCATGTCTTGTTTCATGTTATTTATTTAAAATGTTTTTTAATGCCTTACAAACTCCTGGAACATTTTTTATGATAGTTGTAAGAGATGCAGTAATAGCAAATAAAGCTATTATCTCATTGCTTGTAAGAAAAGAGACTATCGAAAGCCCCCAAACTGTTAAAAGTTCAAAATGTTTCATTTTAGTTTATGATTGTTAAATTTAACTGATTAGCTACGTACTCAAAAATAATGTCATCACTTGCTCCCCATTGCTGAATAGTTGATGAAGGTATCTCCATATTCTTAGCAAAATACTCCATCTGAGTTGATGAATCTTGTAATGCATATGATACCCATCCACTACCACCATCAAAAAAATAGTGAATGAAATCTTTTAAAATTAGCTTATCTACAGTGATATTCCCATTCTCAGGAGACCATGATGTGATAGGAGTGATATTTCTTGTGTTCATTTTTTAATATTTTATTGTATGTAAATTGTTCCTGACATATAAGTAGTACCGGCTGTACTTGTCCATGCTGGAGTAGTTGTATTGAGCTCAATATAGTCACCTTGAGAAACTGATATATTCAAGCCTGTATTTGAAAAAACCTTATCCTGCAATGTATTTCCTACAGTTGCCAAAGTTGTAGTACCTGAATTATTTACCACTATTGATATTGTCCAGTTCTGATTAGAAGTTGTATTTCCGCATCTTGCGTATAAATAAGCAGCCTTTATTGTTCCTGAATATGGAATATAAATCCTTCTAAATGTGCCTCCTGCAGTTGTATTTGTTATGGATAAAGGACCCCACCAATATTGAGTATTTGCAGCAAATGAACTATTTAAACATCCTACATTTAAAGCATATCCAAAAGATGAAATGCTTCTCTGATAAGTACTAAGCATAGAAGCAGTGTCTGAATATTTGACCGCAAAACTTGACTTCTGATAATTTGTGAGCATTGAAGCAGTGTCAGAATACTTCACTGCAAATGAATTTTTAGCATAATTCGTAAGCATATTCGAAGTATCAGAATACTTTACACGCTGATCTATCCTATCACTCAACTTCGTAGTATCTACTAACTGATAGGGACTTTTGCCTTTCCATAGTTTAGTACTTGACTGATAATAAAGAACATCATTATCTGCTTGACTATTTACGCTGACATTGTGTAATTCTCCTAATTCATATCCGTTTTGTATTTTTACATAAAGCTGACCATTACCATTGTTCGCTCTTTCAACTATTCCAATAAACACATTATGATAAGGAGCTAATGGCTTAACCTTTGTAAATTGACCTGGAATAGAATCAAGATAAACCATGTCTCCCTCATTGTAAGCTCCTAAGTTTAATTTGTCAACAACTCCCTGAGTGATAACTATACCTGTACCACCTACAGGAATGTCATTTCTAACGACTGCAAATGTCTTAGAACTGAATGAATCAGATAAATTATAAGCACGTTTTACACTGGCAACATTCCCAGTAGCACCATACAAATAAACTACCGTTCCTTTTGTCAATGTCGTAGCTTCAGCATTATGGACTAAAGCCTTTACCACACTGGCAGTATCTGATCCTGCTCCAATAGAATCTTTATATTGGAAATACCAAGTGCCGTTTATTTTAGCAAATACAGAATCAGTTGAACGCTTTAATGAGTCTATCTTAGTATTGATACGATTAGAAAGAGAAGTAGTATCAGTTGATCCACCACCTCCTCCAGTTACCTCAGACCATGTTAAAGTCTTAGAATTATAAGTATAAAATCTATTATTACAAGTATCAAAAGCTATAGCCGATTTTCTCACTAAGTTACTTTTTAAAGTAGGCACACCGCAAACAGTAGGAATAGTCAAAGTACTATCCACATCAAACCTTTTCACAGGTCCATATCCATATTGAGGCATAGCCTGATAAACCTGACTGAATCCAAATTTGACAAAAAATGTCAAGACAAAAACTGACAAAAACTTTTTAAGTGTCATAGTATAAACTGACTTTTTATATTGTTGGCATATTACAAGCATCAAACTTACTAACTACAGAAAGATTCACAGTACAAGTAACCCCAGTGAGATAATCTTCAAACTTCTCACTCACCGCAGTCCATGACACATTCAAGTCTATAGCATACTCCTGAGACTTACTCCTCATTAAACTGATTATATCAGCACAGATAGAATGCTGATCACTTGTCACATCAGTCTCATTTTCTCCATCAGACCCTGACTTATCCAAAAACCAAAAGACTATCTGATATACTTGCTCCCTTCCGGCATTCAAACCACCCGAATTGATAGTATAACAAGCCACTGGAAAAGTAGGCTGATTATCCCAATTTAACCACTCCAACGGACTGGCAAACCTTACCGTGTTTATCATTGAGTGACTTGACAGTAGATTGTTTATTTCCGTTACTACTTGATTGTAGGTCATTGAACTTAGCTTTTACTTTGTCTATGTATTCCTTTTTATATCCTTTCATATTAACGATATACGAATGAAAATAACTCCCCTGCCATTGCCACATCGCCTATAGGTAAAGTTACCAAACCATCCACTATCTGTAAAAACCCTGTGTCATTAGTAGGATTCTTTGTAACCACTTTACCAAGACCTGACCTCATTGCCACAAGTATAGTCTTATTTTCCAAAACAGATACTGAGAATGAAGTCTCCCCACCTGTTGCAGTATAGTAAACAGTCTGAATAGTTGTAGCAGATGCGCCATTCAAAGCATGAGTTCTTTCATAGTAACCACCTAAATAGAACGGAGATGAATATCCTTGCTTTGTCGGGAAAATAACATCAACTCCACTACCTGGATTAAGATACAATTCATAAAGTCCGTAATTCTCCTGAAGGAATTTAATAAGCCTTTTATTGTAAAATTCTGCCATAGACTTATACTTAGCCTCAATCAGTTCTAAATCAGCACGACTGGGAGCATTTCCTTCCTCAGAAGTCTTTTGCAGAAAACCTTTACTGAATAACTGATATCCCATAACCATCGGAAGCATTGACATAGTAAACCATATCAAAGCATCTGTGATATAGTTGTCAATCAAATTCTTTTCATCATTATTCAAATCATCATTATCTATCCCATCCTGAAGTCGCAAATAAAGACCACTTCCCAAAGTAGGCTGAATATGAATGTCCTGAGCAACCTTGATCATCGGGAACAACTGTTTGCCATCAATGGCATTAGATGCTCCCGTTCTTTCCTTGAATAATTGCTCCGTAATGAATATGATATTTTTGCTCATGTCTTATTTTTTCCTTGTTACAATGTTCGCTTTCCATTCATGCCTACATTGATAATCTATTACTCCATCATTATTCCAAAACCCACCGCATCTATCAAATACTGAATATCCCATCCTGGTACTTAAAGTTTCGATGTCTGCCCTTGAATAAAGCTTATTCGCATTCATTAAAGCCTGGCAAAATGGTCTGCTATTCGCTTTGTTCTTATCATTGCCTTTTACATTTCTCCACTCATAAGAATATCTAATCATGAGCTTTTGAACTTTACTATCTTTACCGGGTAACTCCGAAGCAGGTTTCAAAACATTAGTTTCAAGAATTTTATCAACTCCGACTTTAACCTCTTTAACGCTTATAATGTTATTGTCAATCAATCCCTTTATAGCAGTGTTTACATCATCAATGGAAGCCTTTAATGTCTTTGCAATTATCTCAGGAGTTATTCGCTTATCCTTGTCATAAAGACCCAAAATATTGGCTTGTAATTGGTCTATTTCGTATTGCTCAGCAAAGGTCTCAAAGTGACTGAGCGGAGTACTCATCAATATTTCGAAATTATCTCTGCTTTCTCCAAACTCAGAAAACGCTTGAAGTAATGTTTGCTCAGGATCGGCACTGAATTTCTGTACCTCATCATCAGTCAAAGGGTCATCATCTATACCCAAGAAAGTATTTACATCATCATCGGTAAAACCGAATCCATTTTTTAACATGAGTGAGGCTTGTTGCTTAGTCAGTTTGCCGTTCCCGAACTGACGAACTATCCTCATCACGTTCTGATATTGTCTGCCTGATAAGTTACGGATAGCTTCGTTTTGTTGCACCGGTAGTGAACCACTTCCAGAGCTTAGTGAACCAGTTGGATTGCTTAGTGAACCACCTTCAGGCAAAGCTAATGTTCCATCAGCAGTAACATCACCTTTTTGTAAAGGCTCTTTACCCATAATTTCACGAATCTCATTCTGAGTAAGATTCTGACTAATTATAGACTCACTAAACTCAAACTTCAATGGCTCAATAGGAATAATCTTGAACTCTCCTTGCTCTCCTTTTAAATTCCTGAACTTAGTAATTATTTCCTCGATTACTTGTTGTCTATCACTTACGTATGTTTTTGAGAATAATTCAAACGCATCTCTTAACTCATTACGCTGACCCAAAGCACCAGGAGTACTGATACCAAATAACACAGGAGACGTGACCTGATGAGTAGTTAAAATCTCACTTTGAATCAAATTATTGACATTCGTGAAATCTTCCTTTGTCAACATTGACTGACCTAAGTCAAGTATCTCAGCAGCGTTATCTTTGCTCTTATTGAACATGATAACTACTCTCTTTCCCTCAGACCCCGTAAACTTTTTCAGCAAACCTTTCTCAACTTCGCCCTTATGTTCTTCCCCAATAGGATCCCCGTTATTGAGGTTTATAAGTTTTGTTCCCGAAAAACCTTGCCTTGCATTTCCAAGCAGTGAACGACTGACCTCAATGTCAGCGCAGATCATATTTAACCCTTGAAAATACGACGGTACGGGATAGTGCTCACTCAATGGATTGTATTCCTTATAGTAGAATATTTGAGCTCCTACAGGATTGTTGACGTTAAAGGCAGGATATGTCCTTTCTTTTTCACGACTATTAGACCAGTCATTCTTTACATAAAACTCAGTCTTATCTGCATTCGTTCTTACTTTGTGAAATTCTATGTGATAAATATCTTTAATCTTCTTCTCACGATTCCAAATCACCTGAAAATAAAATCCTCTGTAAAGTTCATCATCCTTTACGACCTTTCTCAAAATATCATTCCAGGTCTCAGTACCATTCGCCTGACCTGGAGTTTCAAATCCTTTACCGTATGAATAGACGCATTTCGTTTTAACTATTCCGCCATGCTTAGGAGACTCGCTGAATAAGTCTAAAAGATATTTTGGATAGTCGTTATTCTGACCGAATGTAACCCATCCCTTAGTCTTATTTTCGACAAATACAGGTTTCTGAGCTGTATCGAATTGTAAAACAATATGCTTGTAGTTATTTTCCATTTTTATCCGTTGTATGTCTTGAACGTGTTATCTTGTTCATCGTATTGCATCGGCTCATAAGTATCAGCCGGATGCAAATACATTAACCCTGTCTCCACTTTATTC